CATTTAGGAAAGCAAAGTCAGCAAGCGGCGCACCAAACAACACAAAGCCAAAGAAGCCTAAAGCTCTTCGGGGGCGTGTGTAATGGGACAGCGCTGGATAGCAGACATAGAGTCCAACGGTCTGTTGGACACCATAAGCAAAGTCTGGTGCATTGTACTTAGGTGCCCAGACACTGATGAAGTCAGATCGTTTAGACCACACAACATAGAAGATGGGTTGCACCTCTTATCAACAGCCGATGAAGTCATAGGCCATAACTTTGTGTTGTACGACTACCCTGCCCTACAGATCGTGTACCCTGACTTTGAGATCAAAGGTAAAATCACAGACACCTTGATCCTTAGCAAGATGATCCACCACGAACTGTTCAACGATGATGCAGAGCGCAACTGGAGTGCTGAGAAGTTCCCTAAGAAGTTTTGGGGACGCCATAGCCTCAAGGCTTGGGGTATGCGCCTTGGAGACTTCAAGGATGACTATGAGGGCGGCTGGAATGCTTTCAGTGAAGAGATGCTCACCTACTGCATCCAAGACACCCAAGTCACAGCAGCGTTGTACAAGAACCTGTACAAGACCGAGCCTTCAGAGCAAGCAGTCTACCTCGAACACCGCATGGCTTCTATCTGTCATGAGATCGGTCAGAACGGTTGGACCTTTGATGAGAAGGCAGCAGGCGAACTGTACGCAGAGCTGGCACAGAAGCGTCATGTCATCGAAGAAGACCTCAAGGACTTGTTCCCAGCTTGGGAAGTCACAGAGGACTTCTTGCCTAAGCGTGACAACAAGACACTGGGTTACAAGGCGGGGGAGGTGTTCGTCAAAAAGAAGACCGTCTACTTCAACCCCAACAGCAACCCTCACATCCAGCGCTGCCTAGTTGATAAGTACAAGTGGAAGCCCAAGGAGTTTACTCCGAATGGCCAAGCTAAAATTGATGAAAGTGTTCTGGGAAAGCTACCGTACCCAGAAGCCAAGCGGCTTGCTGAATTTAAGCTGATCCAAAAGAGGATTGGGATGTTGGCAGAAGGCAATGGTGCATGGCTCAAAAAGGTGGATGCAGATGGCCGCATTAGGCATCGCATTGACCCTTTGGCCACTACCAGCACGAGAGCGGCGCATTCATCTCCCAACCTTGCTCAAGTGCCCAGCGCACGGTCTCCATACGGCAAAGAGTGCAGAAGTCTCTTTGGTGTGCCAGAGGGCTGGGTGCTCTGTGGAGCTGATTTATCTGGAATCGAATTGAGAGCACTTGCCTCTTATCTGCACCCTTACGATGGCGGAGAGTACGCCAAGCAGATACTCGAAGGTGACATTCACACATACAATCAACAGGCAGCAGGTCTTGCTACTCGAGACCAAGCGAAAACGTGGGTCTACGCCACGTTGTATGGTGGGGGTGATCAACTGATCGGAGAGATAGCTGGTGGCGGTAGAGCCAGAGGCAAGCAACTCAAGGATGCCTATGACAAGGCTGTGCCAGCGTTTGCCACACTCAAGAAGAACCTAAAAGCAGCCTATGCCCGTGGGTACATCAAGACCTGTGATGGTCGAAAGCTCAAGATCAGATCAGAGCACAGGTGTCTCTCACAGTTACTACAGAGCTGCGGGAGCCTAGTCAGTAAGTGGTGGGTGCTCCTCACCTATGACGAAATCAAGAAACAGCATGGCGACGATGCCTATATAGTGGGCTGGATACACGACGAAATCCAAGTTGCCTGTAAGAACGAGGCAGTAGCAGAAGATGTCGGTAATATCTCTCGACGAATGGCGGAAGAAGCAGGCCGCACTCTCAACCTTAAGCTCCCCATCGCCGCAGCGCATACCGTGGGAAGAACTTGGGCTCAGACGCACTGAAATTGATGATTACTTAGAGAACCTTGTGTCTCTCTACATCGTCCTAGACCGCGCATGGCGCAACCCTTTCACCGTGAAGTCTGACTTCGCTCGTGACGGGGCGTTGCACACAGCCATAGCGGCCTCTGAGGGGTTCATCACAACAAAAGTAGATACCGATAGCTGGGGACGCCGATGGTGCATCACGGAAGTCGGAATGGAAGTAAAGGCAGACATAGATGACGTTCTTAAAGAAATCCTACAGCCAACCCACCCTACTGATTGATGGCGATTTGTACCTATACAGAGCTGCCACTAGCGTGGAGGAGGAAACAGACTGGGGTGAAGACATCTGGTCACTCTCGACTGACCTGTCAGCAGCCAAGCGGGTGTTTAACAGCATGGTCGATGGGTTCAAGCAGGCACTCAGTGCAGACGATGTAGTCATCACGCTTTCAGGCTCCAAGAACTTCCGCCGGGGAGTAGAGCCAACCTACAAGGCAGCGCGTAAGAAGACACGCAAGCCTGTGGGCTACTCAGCTATGGTCGAGTGGGTCAAAGAGACTTGGGACTATGTGTTAGTTGATGAGCTTGAGGCCGATGATGTCATGGGCATCATGGGGTCAATCCCCAACACCAAGGCCATCATTGTGTCTGATGACAAAGACATGAAGTCCATCCCCGGTAAGCTCTACAGGCCTCAGAGTAACGAGAGGATGACTATTAGCCAATCTGAGGCTGACAGTTACTTCCTCACACAGACCCTGACGGGAGACCCTACGGATGGTTACGCAGGGTGTCCTACCTACGGGCCAAAAACAGCAGCAAAGGCGCTGGGCACACACCCGACATGGGATGCTGTGGTCGCCGCCTATCAAAAGCAGAAACTAGATGCCGACTACGCGCTGACCCAAGCGCGGCTTGCTCGAATCCTGCGCCACACGGACTGGGATGATGAGGCAGGGGTAGTAAAACTATGGGAGCCAACAAGATGACACCAGCACAAGAGTATAAACTTGGTCAAGCAATGCTACAGCATGAGAAGGGCATAGACCGTGCCTACATGAACCACAATTCTGATCTTAGGTGGACCAATGAAGGACTGAAGCCATTCCCCAGACGCCGGGGCAATAGCTTGGCCATTACAAAGGCCATTAGTGAGGTGCCGTATGGAGATGAGTTTGTCCTCGCTCCACTACTTGCGAAGTACAGACACAGCACTGTCCACTTGACTGTAAAAAAGCTGATGGAATGTGGTGGTCTGACACGAACAAGTGGCACCCCAGCCGTGCGAGGCACTCCACATACCTACATCGTTAGTATCCTCAACCGTACAGTAATAGAGGAGATACTGAGCCGTGCCTAAACTTAAACCAGATGACATAATTATAAAGCCTTCCCACTATACTAAATGGTCCATCGAACCGATTACTTATGTCATGTTGAATGGCATGGAGTTTTGGCGGGGTAATGTCATAAAATATGTCTCCCGTGCTGGCGCTAAGACCTACGATGACCAGACCGCAGAACAATCAGAGATCACAGATTTAAAGAAAGCCATCCGCTACTGCGAGATGCGTATAAACCAAATTGAGGGAAACGAACTATGAAGAACAGTACTGAGGTATACGGGCCAACCATTGGTATCTCTGAGGAAATTCACCAGATGAAATACAGGTCAGTTGGCGAGAGCTTCAAGGAAGCAATGACCCGTGTCGCTGATGCACTTAAAGACGATGAGAAGCACTTCGAGTCCTTCCGTGACATCCTCTACAACATGGCGTTCTTGCCAGCAGGCCGTGTCCAGAGTGCTATGGGTGCCCCTCGCACTGTGACGCCATACAACTGCTTTGTGTCTTCTACGATTGAGGACAGCATGAACGGCATCATGACAGCAGCAGCAGAGGCGGCACGAACCATGCAGCTTGGTGGCGGTATAGGGTATGACTTTAGTACTCTGCGTCCCCACGGTGCTTTGATTAGGAGCCTTGATAGCCGATCTAGTGGACCAATGTCTTTCATGGGCATCTTCGATGCTGTGTGTAAGACCATAGCTTCGGCAGGTCACAGGCGCGGCGCTCAGATGGGCGTACTGCGAGTGGACCACCCAGACATTGAGACATTCATTCGAGCCAAGAATAACAGCACTGATCTTACACAGTTCAACATGAGTGTCGCTGTGACTGATGAATTTATGCAGGCAGTTAAGGATGACACAGACTTTGACTTGGTGTTCGAGGGTCAGGTCTATAAGACTGTCAGTGCTACAGCACTTTGGGATGACATCTTGCGCTCAACATGGGACTGGGCTGAACCGGGCATCCTCTTCATTGACAGGATAAACCAGAAGAACAACCTCCACTACTGTGAAACCATTGCGGCCACCAACCCATGCGGAGAACAGCCGTTGCCACCTAATGGCGCATGTCTCCTTGGTAGCTTCAACCTCGTGAAGTACGTCAAGCACAACGGCATCCAGAGTGGCGACACAGCAACCTTCGACTATGAGAAGCTCAAGGCTGACATTCCGCATGTAGTTCGTGCAATGGATAACGTGGTAGATCGCGCCACCTACCCACTCGCAAAGCAAGAGAAGGAAGCCAAAGACAAGCGCCGCATGGGCTTGGGTGTCACTGGACTTGCTAATGCTATCGAAGCGCTGGGCTTTCCGTATGGCTCCCCTGACTTTATGAAGACCATGGAAGAGATCATGCGTACCATTCGTGACGGTTGCTACCGTGCGTCTATTGAGTTGGCGAAAGAGAAGGGCCCATTCCCACTGTATAGCCACAAGCTCTTAGACAGTGACTTTGCACAGACGTTGCCAGGCGACATACGCAATGACATTGGTGAGTATGGCATCCGCAACAGCCACCTCCTCAGCGTAGCACCAACTGGCACAATCAGTCTCTCAGCAGACAACGTGTCCTCTGGCATCGAACCAGTCTTCAGCCACTATTATGACCGCACCATCCAGACTTTTGATGGTCCACGGGTAGAGCGGGTAGAAGACTATGGTGTGCGTGAGTTTGGCGTCAAAGGTATGGCAGCAGATGCCCTATCGGTGTTTGACCATGTGCGTGTGCTCAACCTTGCCTCTCAGTATGTCGATAGTGCTTGCAGTAAAACCTGTAATGTCGGGGATGATGTCACTTGGGAACAGTTCAAGCTTGTCTACATGCAAGCCTATGATGGTGGCAGCAGTGGCTGCACGACCTTTAGGGCCAGTGGTAAGAGATATGGTATCCTCAATGCCTCCACAAGCGAGGACGCAGCTATAGAGACTGTAGTGAAACCAGATGCCTTTGTGGATGAGAAGGAAGGTGGCGCTTGCTACCACGATCCAGCAACTGGCCTGCGTACCTGTGAGTAACCTAGAGAGGCCCTTCGGGGCCTCTTTGACCAACTAAAGACAGGAGAACAAATGTTCACTGTAGAGTTCGAGAAAGACCACACAAAGATAGTAACAGTTGACCAGAGCGACACACACGAAGACGTAGAGATGTTCTTGGAGGAAGATGGGACTGTGTATATCAGACAGTTTGCTGAAGAGCTTAATGAGTACCAATTGCTCATCATCTCCCACTACCAACTTGTAGACTTGGTGGCTTCCATAGATGCACAAGAGGGTGCCTACCTAGTAAAGATTGGAGACAGCAATGATATACCCAAAGATTAAAGTAGATCAGGACAGATGGCACAGCTGGTTTGCTTGGTATCCTATTAAGTACGGCATCCATTGGGTGTGGTTGGAGAGGATACAAAGGCGCTGGTGTGACCACCCAGTCATTAAGTCTTGGGACTACAGTGTAGCGACTATAGATGACATGGATAACCATGTAGATTGGGATAAACTGTTGTGAAGTGGTGGCACGGGGGCGGCTCCGTCTAGCAGTTCCTACTCCACCGTGCCGTTGTTACCGAAGCAACCAGTCATATATAGCACTTTAACGTGTAATTTACAAGGTCTGCCAAAAAACACTGATCGGGACTGAAGTTTGGTCCTGACCAGTGCTAAGTTAGTTCGCCGTTACTTCATGCGTAGCATTATGGCGAACAACAATCCAACTATTATAAGATCGCTAATTGGGAGTGCTATTCCATTGAACATGGGATCACCTTCCTTTCTTTAAGCTGACAGGAGTTGGCCTGCCAGTATTCTGTTGATCAGTGTTTTTTGCCTTTAGGATAACCAGCCGTGTATCTTGGTTGTCTGGTTCATTCGGTCCTCTAGGCCGTGGTATCCACCATTGACGCGCCTTGTAATCTTACGGACTACCTCTTCACTCACTCCCTTGATGGCAGTGCGGAACAAAAAGTTAGTCTTGAAGTACCAAAGCGCTGTCTCGAATGCGTACTCGTTTGCACAGAGGTCGGGGTCATCCATTACATCTGGGAGGCGCATGTCTGAGGCAAACAGTCGATAGTTGTCTCTGCCAGTAATCTGTAAAAAACCCCTGCCCCGCCACTTAAAACCTTCGCCATTATTGCCCATGCGGCCCCCATACACCTTGTCGGCTAGTGCCTTTGGGTTCTTAGCGTAAGGCTCTGCATCAGCTATGGTCTCAAAGCGTGTAGGCCACACAGCTTGGATGCGCTCTGGGGTGCTGTAGTATAGGGACTCAGTAGTCTTCTTGAAGCCACCGGACTCGTGGTGGGCCTGTCCAAGTAGATGCGCTGCTTCTAAGGCAGATAGCTCATAGTGTTTGGCTATAGCTCTAGCTGTGTTAGGGCCAAAGGAGCCATCATCACCAACACCCACCTTCTCTTGAAGTGTCTTCATTGCTTCTGTCACTTGCTTACTCCTTTAGTGCGCTCGAATGTACGCAGTGTGCCTAAGCCAAGGAGGCCCATGAGCACGGGCATCATGGTTGCTGTGTCTACCTGTGGCACGTTGATGTCCCATGGTGTCAGCAGCGGTGAGATCATAAAGTTGATGGCCATGCCCATGACACAGACCCAAGCAGTCGCTGGTCGCCAAGAGGACTGGAACCAGTTGCCCTTAGCTTCCTCTTTGTTGACTGCTAGTTGTGCGAGTGCCAGCTCCTGACCATGGCGTTCTGCCATCGTACTGATCTCATGTGCGAGCGCTGCCTTTTGGTCTTTGTCTTCCACGAACTTGTCGAGGAGGCCTGTGACTGGGCCAATTAGTTGTGCTATCATTTCTCGTGTCCTAGCCAAAACATAAAGGATGAACTCATGGCACCTGTGACGGTTGCTGTGAGTGCTGTTGCTTGGGATGTCATTGCTTCGGGGGACAGTTCCATGAACCAGTGCAACACTTGTATATACATGATCGTCATTACGAGCATCATTAGGCGGGGCATCAGCTTCCACTTTAGCACCCGCTCCATTGCGATTGTCATAATGTTATTCCTTGTTAGAACTTGATAAAGCCAAGGTGCCACAAGTAGGCACCGCCAGATCCTAAACACAGCAGAAGAAAGCCAGCTATCAGCAAGCCACTCAGGATGTTCTCCTTGATCTCCTCTGCTTTAATCAAAGCTAAACGCTGGTCTTCTTTGCGCTCCATGCGTATCTCTCTTCGGATGGCTTGGAGTTGCTTGTAGGCGCTGAGGCCTCTGGTGTTGGTGATTAGTTCACGCAATTGCTCTTCGGCGTCAGCGGCTTTTTGTTTATCAAGGAAGGTGTTTAGGGCTTCTTCGTTGGCAGAGGCAAAGATTGAGGTCTTCTTCTTGAGGTGCTTTTGGTTTGCACCGTCTACTGCATCAAAGAACGCAGTGATCTCTTTGGTCATTGAGTAAAGCTGTTTTCCAGCCGTTATCCCACCCTTGACCATTGCAAGGGCGCTTAGAGGGTCCATAGCCGCCCCTTTCTTTGTTAGTCAGCAGCCATCTTCTCGACAGCGCCTCGTATGTGTTCGATGTTGGTGTCTATACGAGCCATGGAAACAGCTTGTGACTGCACCATGCTCTCGACTTTGCTAACACGCTCACTGAAGTTCATCAGCTTCTCGGTGTTCTGCTGGATGTCTGACATCATCATACTGACTGTCCAGACTATCGCGGCTGCTTGTGTTACTAGACCTACGAGGAGAGTGGCGGGGACACTACGGGATATGTGCCAACCGTCTTCTTTTGCCATTAGGGTGCTACAGGCCAGTCATCTTCAGACAGATTTGGCCATGCGTCTGCATCGCTAAGTCCACGCAACTCTTGACGGTAGGTAGCCCAAGCTGTCTTTACCTCGTTGCTTAATGGACTGTCGTTCATCTGGGTCCAATCACTAGCCTCAAGCAGCTTGTTGCGTGACGTGCGGTTGCTCTCAGCTACCTTAGCGTCAAGACCAGCCTGATAGGAAGCTTCATGTTGAGCCTTGGTGGTAGTAGTTTCTACCCCATCGTCATCTGTCTCAGTGGTGTCAGCAAACATATCCCGTGCAACGTACTTCTCAACCCAATTGCCGTTGCTGTCTTGCTCAACGCCATCACGGGCTGACGTTTGATACTGTGTAGTTGTAGCCGCTGGACTGCGTAGGACTGCATCAAGATCAAGTGCATCTAGTGTTGCTGCTTGCCATGTACGAGGCAGGGAAGTGTTGGGGTTAGCTGCACGCCATTGCCCTTGTGTTTTTACTTCGCCAGTAGTTCTGTTTCTGTATTCACTCATAAGATTGATCCTTTCAGATGAGTTTGATTATGCGATTGCGTAGAAGATGTAGGTTGCACTAGATACGTTGATGTTAGTGGCGCTGACCTGATTAACTATGAAGCCACTGCTTTCTGGGTCAATGCTATCATTAGACGTAACCTCAGCGGCAGTACTGTTGAGGCTGAGGTGTGGGGAATTAGCCGAAACAATTCCACGGGCTGAGTCCCAGATATACCAATCGCCTACGGCATCATTGCGCTTGATGAGGATAAACCTAGCACCTGCTGTGAAGCCACATCCGATAGTCTGACTTGAGCCGTTCCCAGTGTAGGAGGAAATCTTACTAACACCGGGTGCGCTTGCGAAGAGGTAGGATATGAATGTATATCCGTTATAGTTTGTATTGCTATCAGTACCTACAGTAAATACACTAGAGGTTGGAGCAGTGTTATTCCATATACCTGAACCTGTATCAAAAGCCTGTGTCAAATCTAAGAAAGCACGTTTAGTTGGCCCCATATCTTTGTGAAAAACCGCCCACCTATTATTATTTGATCTAGACTTAACCCACATCATTTCGGGCGTGACTGTTAGGTTATGGCCTACAGTTTTTGCAGAATTTGAACCGCTGTATGCCACCGCATCGAAATAGCCCGGCGCACGTTTCCAATGGTAGCCTACCCAAGGGGCAGCCGTACTAGCACCCTGATCAAAACTGTTTTGTAAATCAAACGCCCAATAGGATGAGTATGTTGCTTCCGCTGCTGTTGTGCTAGTACTTAATTTCTTAGTATCCCCTGTTAAACGACTTCCTACATATGTGTTTGCAGTACTGCCACCTCTTTTGTTTAACAGTATCAAATCAGTTGGAAAACCTACGGAATAAGTATTTCCATTTGACTGTACCTGAGTATGAAACAACTCAGTAGCATCCTCTATTACAGATAGTGGTCCACGTCTTACCGTCATATAGATATATTTTTGTCCGCTAGTATTATAATCCCCATCGTCTACCATAAAACCTTGGTTATCTCCAAAGACTTGGCTTGAAGCAGCTTCTGCGTTTGTTGTGTTTGCCTCAAGATACTGTGAAGAAATCTGCCTAACTGGTAGACCCCTCATACTATCAAGTATCCACCAGTCAGTTGAGCCATCTGACCTTTTTAAGAAAACCCACTGAGCTTCAAACCCAACGTCAATAGTCGTTTTGTCAGAACCATTCCCAGTATAATAGCCGCAAGAAATTACTGGACTGTCACCGTCAGTCCCGAAGCCAGTTTCAGACCCGTCGTTGGGATGATGCGCGAAGAGATAGGCAACGTATGTGCCGCCATTGGCGTTGACTGTACTAGCCGACCCTAAAGTAAAATTAGTGGAGCTTGGGGCTGTATCATTCCAATACAAAGATTGATCTGATTGTCCCGCTGCTGTGTTTAGTATAATTCCGTAATCTTCTGGGCTACTTCCATTATTTAAGCCCCTATGATAAACAATCCAAGAGCCTGAGGTGTCAGTTCTTTTTACTATAATCATGCCGGGAACCGACCCTAAGTCATGGCTAATGGTACGCCCTGCTGTAGAATTTCCCGTCCACTCACAAATCGTAAAAAACTTAGGGGCTTTGCGGAATGTCCAAGAGACGTAGTCTTGACCCGAAGCATTGTACACTCCCGCTGAAAAACCGCCAGATGTGCTGCCGAACTTGTAACCATCACTGTTGAAAGAGCTTATGAAGGCATCAGAAGAATCTGTATGACCAACCGTTGTATTAGTGTACAAGTATAGTCCAGTGCCGCTTGCGGTATCCCCGATTGTGTTGTTATAAGTGTTTGTGCGACTTTTAGTCCAAACCATCCCACCTTCATTTGCAAGGTCAATACCATTCACGATGGTTCGTGCAAAATCAGTACCAGTACCAGAATACAAGTAAGTCGAGAAAACATCTGTAATATCAAGACCAGCGCTACCAGCGGCGGCAGTACCAGCGGAACTCAGTAGCATCTTTTTCTTAGTAGCCATTGTGTAAGCTCCTTATCCTAATGCCAGCGCAGCCGTGAAGCCGTACCAGTTAGTCCCACCGTCACGGGTAGTGAACACGAAGATGTCTTTCGCACTAGCAGTAGCTGTCAGGGTA